GCTCAAGCCCGCAAAATACAATCCCCGCAAAGACCTCAAGCCCGGCGATCCTGCCTATGAAAAGATCCGGCGCAGCCTGCACGACTTCGGCTATGTCGATCCCGTGATCTGGAACGAGGTCACGGGCAACATCGTCGGCGGGCATCAGCGCTACAAGGTGCTGGTCAGCGAGGGCGCGACAGAGATCGACTGCGTGGTCGTGCATATCGAAAACCCGCAGGATGAAAAGGCACTCAATATCGCGCTCAACAAAGCCGTCGGTGAATGGGAGCCGGTGGCGCTGGCCGACCTGCTGGCTGACCTGCAATCCTCGGGGTATGACCTCGGCGCGACCGGCTTTGACGCCGCCGAAGTGGACGACTTATTCTCCAAGGTACACGACAAGGATGTGTCCGACGATGACTGCGACATCGACCCGGAGGAGATCATGCCTTTCGTGGAGCCGGGTGACGTCTGGACGCTGGGCCGCCACCGCATGGTCTGCGGAGATGCCACCAACGCGGACGATGTCAATCTGCTCATGGCCGGCCTCAGGGCCAACCTTATTGTCACCGATCCGCCCTATAACGTCGCCTACCAGAGCGCAGACGGAAAGTCCATTCAGAACGACAGCATGGCGGACGGCAAGTTCTATGAATTCCTGCTGGCGGCCTTCCGCAACATGGCCGCGCATCTGGCCGAGGGCGGCAGCGCTTACATCTTCCACGCGGATACCGAGGGACTGAATTTCCGCCGCGCGTTCAAGGAGGCAGGTTTCCACATCAGCGGCGTGTGCATCTGGGTGAAAAACAGCCTCGTGCTGGGGCGCTCGCCCTACCAGTGGCAGCATGAGCCGGTGCTGTTTGGATGGCTGCCCAACGGCAAGCACAAGTGGTTTGCCGACCGCAAGCAGACAACGATTTGGAACTTTGATAAGCCCAAGCACTCCAAGGAGCATCCCACGATGAAGCCGATTCCGCTGCTGGCCTATCCCATCAAAAACAGCTCCGCGCCCAACGGCGTGGTCATGGATCTGTTCGGCGGCAGCGGTTCCACGCTGATTGCCTGCGAGCAGACTGACCGCATCTGCCGGACGATGGAACTCGACCCCAAGTATGCCAGCGTCATCGTGCAGCGGTTCATTGAACTGGTTGGCAGCGATGAAGAAGTGTGCGTGGAGCGGAATGGAGAGGTCATAAAACACAGCCAACTTGACCTGACAGGCAAGTAATGCGCAGAAAAACACAGAGAGGAGGTGCGTACCCATGGCGGCCAGAGGCAGAAAGCCCAAGCCCACGGCGCTGAAGGTACTGGAGGGCAATCCGGGCAAACGTTCGCTCAACGACCACGAACCCATCCCGCCGAAGGGAGAATTGAAGTGCCCGTCGTGGCTTCTGCCCGAAGCCAAAAAAGAATGGAAGCGCCTCGCATCCTCGCTGGAGGCGATGGGCGTGCTGACCATGGCCGATCTCACCGCTTTCGCGGGCTACTGTCAGGCGTATGCCCGGTGGAGGGAAGCCGAGGAATTCATCACTCAGCATGGCAGCATCTTCAGGACACCCTCCGGCTATGTGCAGCAGGTACCGCAGGTGTCCATCGCCCAGCAGAACCTCAAGATCATGCAGTCATTCTGTTCGGACTTCGGCCTGACGCCCGCCACTCGCGCGCGCATCATCGCCGCTGGCGGAGGCGGCGACGGAATCGAGGCGGACGATCCCATGGAAAAGCTGCTCAAAGGGGGCTGGCAGGATGATCGATGAGAAAAAGGCTCGCCGGGTGATCGACTTCATCCAGTGCCTCAGGCACACCAAGGGCGAATTTCACGGCAAGCCCTTCAAACTGCTGCCCTGGCAGGAGAAGATCATCCGGGATGTGTTCGGCACCGTGCGTGAGGATGACCCCACCATGCGCCAGTACACGACGGCGTACATCGAAATACCGAAGAAGCAAGGGAAGTCTGAGCTGGGTGCGGCCATCGCGCTCAATATGCTGGTCAACGATGACGAGTGGAAGGCGGAGGTCTACTCCTGTGCATCCGACCGCCAGCAGGCGGCCATCGTGTTCGACGTGGCCGTGGACATGGTCAAGCAGTCCCCGGCGCTCATGAAGCGCATCAAGATCATCCCCTCCATGAAGCGCATGGTCTACCAGCCCACGGGCAGCATCTATCAGGTGCTCTCCAGCGAGGTGGCGACCAAACACGGCCTGAATGTGTCCGCCTGTATCTTCGACGAGTTGCACACCCAACCCACCCGCGCGCTCTACGACGTGATGACGCAGGGCAGCGGCGACGCGAGAAAACAGCCGCTGTGGTTTCTGCTCACGACAGCGGGTACAGACCGCAACTCCATCTGCTGGGAAGTCCATCAGAAGGCGCTGGACATCCTCGAAGGACGCAAGCATGATCCGCGATTCTATCCTGTCATATTCGGTTTGCCGGATGACGCTGACTGGCAGGATGAAAAAAACTGGTACAAAGCCAATCCATCGCTGGGGCACACGATCACCATCGACAAGGTGCGCGATGCCTACCGCAAGGCACAGGAA